AATGAAATTAAGATCACACATAACACACGCCAAGCAATTATATAATGACTTAGATAGAAGTATATTTACTGATAAAAACACAACAAAACGTCTCAAAGGGTCAGGAAATGACAATCATAGATATGATGAAAATTTTCCTTTTGAAACAAATTCCGTCTGGTATACAACTGAACCCGGTGCAACTGACAACTGGGTAAAAGATTCTACTAATCTATTAGACCCAATTGAAGTTCAAACTGCGATAAATTTCAATCGTTATTTTTATTTACTTTCTACTAGACCACTTAACGTTTTTTATAAAACTCCTCAAGAAGAATGGGCTCGTAGAAATAGCGATGAATATGTTCTTGCATTAAGAAATGAATACTTTTTTATTTCATCAGTTCTACATCCAAAAGCAAAAATTAAGAAAGCTTATCTTAGTTTGTTTATGATAAATCCATATGTAAAAAATGAAGGGTTTGGTAAAGCATTACTTCAATGGTATGAAAGATACCTAAAAAATTTTGGTATTGAGTACATTTATTTAACACCATTAAAACGAGCAGGAAGAGACGATGCATACACTTACTGGTATAGACAAGGATTTGATTATGTTAAAGATCCAGATTTTATGTCACGTTTAGATGCTGAACTTGACGGTGATAAAGATCGAAAAGGTATCACAAAACCATACCCTTATTACCCACCTGCAACTACTTGGCCAGCAACTGCTCCTGGGCCTTGGCTTTCTTTAAAACAACCACTTGTAAATCCTGTTGAAAGAAAAACTTTATTAAAGAATGAAGTAGCAAATCCACGTGTACATCAAATACAGATTCCAAAATCAAAAGCACGGTGGTATTCTGTTCACATGTGGAAAAGAATTGAACCATCAGTACCTTCAGTACATTCTAATGCTACATTTCAAGCTTATTTAGATGCTGTTCCAATAGATCCTGTTTCATACGACGAACCAATTGGGTTTCATTACATGGTTGATCTTAAATCAAATACTTATTTGCAAAGAGTTGAAGGTGATTTACCACCTGAAGATAGTGATGAATATAGAGTTTTGCGTGAACAAATGGAATGTGAAGCAAAGCCTATTTTCTTTAAAAAAATGAATGATGTACGTAGAAGAGCAGGTATACCAGATGCTGATAAACCTACCTTATATACAGAAACTATGATGCAAGAAGACTATCAAACATGTTTTTTAACAAATGTACCTGTTTCTTCCACACCTGATTTAGACGCACAATTCAACATTGCTTATGATACACAATTACCTCCAATGCCACTATCAACAAAACAAACAAAAGATACATCCGATATTGAAATAGATCCAAAAGTTATACCAGCTCCAATTGAGACATTAGCTACTTCCGATAATGAAGAAACTGGTTCTACTTTACCTCCAACTTTAGGTTCTCTTGATAAAAAAGATACTAGTGAAGAAGAACCTGTATTTGATATTGATACATCATTAGGTGATATAGTAGAAGCTGCTCGAGCTCAAAGATCTCGCATACGAGCTCGTGAAAAGGCAGATAAAGAAAAGGAACCACCTAGACAGCGTTTAAAACGAACATCAATCCGTGAACAAGATGAAGCAAAAACAAACCAAACAGCCCAACAACCCGAAGTTGAAGTAATTGATTTAACAGGAGAAGACGATAAAACCGAAGAAGAAATAAAATTAGCAAATGCCAAAAGAACTGCTACAGGAAGAGCTAGAGATAACATGATGAAAAAATTTTACAGGGAGGCTTCTAATAGAACTATGACATTTTCTGAGTATTTAGAAAAAAATAGGGCTGAGTATTTATATGCTATAGAACAAGAACTTTCAACTATTTTAATGCGTCTACGTTTACGAAGATAACAATACTTTACGCTTTTTAGTAGGTGATGTTTTAGGTCTTAAAATGTAAACACCGTTTTCATGAATGACTGTTAACGGAAATATAGTTCTAACACACACCCAACGAGATCTCAATGTACGAATTGCGTCTACATCTGATTTATCCAAACCAGAATAACGACATAATAAATTGTATAATTGATTTTGACTTGCACCGTGAGCAAAAACTACAAAATGGTTTGCTTCACCAAGGAACAAACGTGTTCTTTTATAGTCAGTTAACAAGTGACTACACACAACAATTGAAGATGAATTGTGACGCCCCATGGTTGCAATCATATCTATAACAGATTGTATTTTATTATGAATTTCTTTGTTACTTCTTTCATACCCTTCCACATCATCAACAATTGTTAAACTGTTTGTAAAGTCGTGAACTGTAAGGTCTGAATCTAACAACGTTTCAGGTTTTATGCGTTTCATTACCTTAGAAATTTCATCAATAGTAGGATCTTCATCTAAATATGAAATAAAAAAAATAGGATTTTTAGGGTGAAGTGCGTTGTATCTTATTGCAAAATTTCGAGCAATATGGCTTTTACCACTACCTGATTTACCACCTACCATAATAACATCTCTTCCACCTTCATGATGAGTTGGTTCAATTGCAAATTTGTAACCATCGGGTGCATCTAAAGGAGATTCATCTTCTTGTGATTCGTCTATAAAAACTAAATCTCCATCAGATCGACCTTTACCATGTAAAACAGCAATTGGCACACCATCATCCTCGCGATCTTTGCTGTCTTTAGCAATAAAAAATACAGACATAATGATTTCTGATCATGTGTTTACAAATGCTGTTATGTCGGCAAATCAACTAACCAAAGAGTCAAAACGCAGTTACTTAAAACAATTAAAACAAGTAAAGAAAATTATGAAGTCTAAAGTATTTCAAACAACTGTCCCAAGATATCAAGCGGATACTCTATATTATGTTTTAATGCATCCTAAACAAGTTATGGAGTTATATGAAAACCTTGTTACAACAAAAAAGATATCTTTAAATTCAGCAAAATCTAACTTAGTTGCTTTAGCTTCTTTAATAAAAAGGGCACAAGAGTTTGAAATAGCAACAGATGAATTACTACAAAAACAAAAGCTTTGGGTTTCTAATGTAAAAACTTTAAACGATCAATCTCAAAAAATTATTGAACGTAACAAACTTTCTGATCGTGAAAAGGAAGCATGGGTACCCTTTTCAGAATGGTTAGACGTAGAAAAAAAGATGAGACTTACAGAACCCGGTAGTTATCCACATCTTTTAGTAGCATTTCATACATTAGTTGCTCCTTCTCGTGGGGGTGATCTAAGTAAAGTTAAAGTAATTACATCAGAAGACCCTACCACAAAATCAAAGCAAAACGTACTTATTTGGAATGGTCCGAAAGAACGTGCAACACTTCTTATACGGAGTCATAAAACTTCTAAAAAATGGCCAATACTAACGCGTGATCTTCCATCTGAGTTAAAAGACGCTTTAGAGATATCTTTTCAAAAAACACCTAGAAAGTATTTATTTGAAATGGATGAAGGAAAGCTATGGAAAAAGGATTCGTTTTTAGTTTGGAAAAATCGAGAATTTCAACGTATTTTTAATAAACCTGTCACAACAAACATAGCTAGACATGCATACATAAACGCACAAGATATAATACCACGATCTATAGAAGCAAGACGCATTCAAGCAGAATCAATGGGTCATTCATTAAGAACACAAGACGAATATAAACGAATAGTTTAAATTTTTATTTCTTTATTTTTATTTAAGGAATCATACTTCCTGACATGCGTGCCATTTTGCGAACACGTTGATCATCACCCATTGCAGGTTTAAACTGAGGCATTCCAAGAGTTGTTGTAAGTCTTGAGCTTGTGTGCATACCTGAAGCACCGCCAATCAATCGAACCAATTGAGAAGATGTAACAGAAGAACTTGTAGAAGCAGCTTCAACATCATTTGTGTTCAAAATTGTCTTTCTCAAAGCACTGCTTCCACGAACGGATTCAAAAAATCCTGAATTAACTCCCATAATTGTAATAACAACGTTGTTTGAAGTGTTAATTGCAGACAAATAATTAAAAAAGCCATTTGTATTATCAAGTGTTAGATTAACTTGAACGCTGTAATTTCCAAGTGTACCTGGAGCTAATCCTGAAGAAAGCGGGATATCTTGTCCCATACGTAGAACAATAGGAGAACCAGTTAATTGAACATTTGGTGCATACCCAGTAAAAGTATCAAAAAATCCTGTTGCTAGCTGACCTGAAGCTACTGGTGTTAAAGTTGTAACAGTACTTCTTGCAAATCCTCTAAATTGGTTGTAATCCATATCCAAACCACCTGCGACTGAACAAGCGTACAAATCTTCCTGTGAATAATTTGAACATAGGTTTGCATAATTGTCAAAAGTTACGCCAATGTTAGAAATTGGAATGTATGTATCACCTTGAGTTTGACCTCGGAAAGCTGGTCGAACCCACACTACGAGAAGATCTGGAATTGATGATAAAGTTACAGTGTTTGACGAAACTACTTGAGTTGACCCTGCTGCATTCCATGTGACAGATGATGAGCTATTGTACCTAGGAAATTCAACATATGGGACACTTGAAACAAGCGGTAGTGTAATTTCTGGAGGGGGTGTTAAAAATGTACAAAGTAGTTTTGGTGTTGCATACCAAGGACCATTTTGGTTTCCAGCATTACCACGAGGAGGTTGAAGTCTTACACCTCCAAACAAAGAATTAATGCCTGATTGACGGGTCATATATTGATACGATCCGTATGGATTATTCAATTTATCCATATACAAACGTCCTCTGTTACCTGGTGCAATAACTGTAGTTGATTTATCATACCCTTGAACAGGACCTGGTTGACCTAATGTCATGTTGATTGTAATGTTAGTTACACCATACAAACCAACTTCTGACATCTGCTTTGAATCTTGCCAGAGGAATGGACTCAAACACAACGGTTCAACAGTTTGAAATCGGTACATAGTTGGTGTCACAACGTTAGCGTTTGTAGGTGTAATAACCCATCCACCAGGGATAGTTGAACTAGGAATTGTCTGTCCTATTAAATTTGAATTGATTGGAATAAACGCTGGAACCCAATTAATAACTGGTACAGTTACAGATGTTCCATTGTCTAAAATATAAGTATACGCATCATATTGGTTAAGCAAATCACCAGTTTGTGGATGAACAAAGCGAAGAGGATAAGATCCATTTGGAATATCACTATCGCGTGCGCCTTTATAAGAGTTTGTAGCTCCATTTTCAGCACGTGCATCATCACTTGTCCAAGCATACATATCAAATTTACTGGGGCATGTTCTTTGCATTAATGAATCTCGTGTCTGAGAAAGTAGAAGTTGTTCTCGAAGAACATCACCAGTAACACTAACAGAACAATCGTTAATTGTTGCTGTCATAGATGTAGCCAAAGATTGAATTGGGAACATACCCAAAGAGAGATCAGTGGAAGATCCAATTGGTTGATACCAATTTCTATAAACAGCAGGTTCAACACTGTTAACAACAGGTCCTGAAATTGTAAATTGAGGTTGTGGAATAGCACCTGCGTATGATTGATTTATTGCAGCAGTCCATGTGGCATTTATTCCTGTCCATCCACCACCACAAATTAATGTCATACGCACCTTTAAAGTAGTTTGGGTAACAGGTATACTTCCTACAATCTGCATAGCAGCTGAACCAGCAGTACTAGCAGTTAATATAGATGTTAAAAGATCAGCTGATTGACTAAAAGCAACTGGAGCGAGTGCTGTCCCGTAAATAACGTTTGTAACAGCATCCATAAGGTCAAATCTCCATTGAGCATATGATGCACCTGTTCGACTTGCTAATCCTTGATTTACAACAAAACCACTAAAAATTGTCAAAACGTTATAATTAAATTGAAATGTACCTGCGATTGAAGAAAGTCCATTCTGAGTACAAAAAGCAAGAAAAGGATTTGGTTGAGTTGCTGAATCAACAAAAACTGCTTGTTGGGTTACACTTGTAGTAGCTGTTGTAAATACAAATTGTTCAGAAGCGTTAATTGTTTGAAATGTTGTTGGTGTTATATCACCACTAGCATTAAAAAGATTTATTAATGGTCGAGTGCCAATAAGACCAGGCCATGCATTTTCTGGGACAATGCAAGCTGTGTTACCACCATACTGTAACCCAGGATTAGTTAAATAAACTCCATTAGAAGGAAATCCTGGTGCTGTTGGACTGTCTTGAGGACGATATGAAGATTCGTCGAGAATATCTGCAATATAGAGACCAGCTGGAATTGTTGTAGGTACGTTTCTGCCAGTGGATTGAAGAACAATTTGGGAAGGAACAGCTTCTGCATAAACATAAGAAGAAGCGTTCAACTCTAATTTACGATCAGTAAAAACATTTAAAGACGGAACTAAAACCTGAAACGAAAGTTGGCTAGCGTTGGCTGCATTAGCATTAAAAGTAGATGTGCTTACTGAAAGAGCACCCTTCTGAACTGCGAATTTTGGTGGGTCTTGGATAATACGAGCATCGTATACTGCAATCTTCTCAATTTCAGCCATTGTATTATGATATAGGTCTAAACACAAATTTTATGTTAACGCTTCCGTAGTTGCTTAAAACTAAAGGAACGAGTTGTTGAGTGATCCTGTGACGATAATACAAAGAGTATTCTAATTGTTTAAACAACTTTGTATCAAGAAGTGCATAGTAGTGAAGCTCGTTTGCGTCATACCGTATAACAGACCTTGTATTATAGGGAGCAAAGTGAATTAAAGGTACTTCACCTATTATTTTATTTGTTAAAGAAACAGTTTCAGATCGAGCAAAGAATGCAGTTGAGTTTGAGTCAATTAAGTAAGAGGCTGGTGATGAAAGTTCTTCCAAAACAGGTATGTTTTCGCTTACCACAACAATACTTTCGACGGGTGACATACACGAAGACAGAGATTCTGAAGTCTGGGAAATCCTATAAAACTGTGAATCAAAACGTGGATCCGTTAAGCTATCTGTACTATCCCAAATCCAATAATTAATAAACGGAAATGAAGACCCAGTTCGCAACTCTGCAAACGTGTCCTCATAAGGTAAACAATACGAAGGAAAGTTGTCCATTAAAAATTTAAACGAGGTATTAGATTCAAAAGTAAACCATTCATCTGCTAAATTTGTACCTGTATTACCCCATGAACGCCTTGCATAATCATACAACGAAACAGTCTGTTGAGTTAATCCTGTTATTGGAACTGTAGTTGTTGCAAACCCATAACCATCATATTCAATAGAAGACAATAATGTTAATACATTGTAATGAAACGATGGCGTTTGAGTTTTGAAAGTAGGCAAAGGTATAATAGAAGTAACAGTTCCTACACCATTGTTAATGTAGCTAAAATAAATACAAATTGGATCACCAACAGTATTTCCCAAACTGTTTTGAACACTTGCAATCATTTGTTGTCCACCTATCTGAGGTTGTGACGATTGTAAATTTAGAGAAAATGGAAGGGTAAGGTTATTTGCTTGAACTGGAACGTGACCAAGATAAATCCAAGATCTATTTGAAACTCCACTTGTTGGAAGTGGTCCCAATTGTGCAAATGTTCCAGTTTTTGCTGCAAGAAATGCAAATGCAGGAAAATCAGCACCAGAAACAGCTAATGTTCCAATTGTGTAACTAATAGACGAAGACCACAGGAAACTTGAAGCGGGTAGCTGAAATAATTGTTTATACGCATTGTAATTCATTGCAAGTTGATCATCTAAACTAAAAGCTTCATAATTCAAAAATTCATAGCCATTATCGTCAAGTATACGCTCAATACTTGGATTGACAGTGTCATTTAAAAATTTGTTTAATTCATACACATTGTAATAACTAGAGGATCCATTATCAATTCCAAAATCTTGAAAAGTTATTGGTTTGTTAGGCAAAGTCGCTGTTTGATCTTGGGTAACCCACTTTAAATTTCTATACGCAGAAAAATCCCATTCAACTTGATATGCCCTTTCCCAAGTCTTTGATGGAATTGTAGCCGTTGGAGGATAAGTAGATTTTTGTTGTGTTAAAGAGGTCGACGGTGTTAAGCCTATTGCTCTCATAAATCTTAAATGGCTTGTATTGTCTCCGGAGATAACATCATCTACTCTTGTATCAAACGTGTAAAAATTTGGAGCCAGTTTCATGATAAATTGCCTTCCTGCAAGTGAATATCCACCAGAAGGTAAAACTTTGTTTATAGGCGTCAGTGTTATAACTTGAACACCTGGACTTTGATACAAAAGACTAATAGTATAATATCCATTATATGCTTCTGACAACGTAATAGCATCTTGAGGAGATATAGAATTATAAAAACAGTCTATTTTTAGTTCAACTGGCGCAGTTATACATTGAGTGCTTGCGTTAACACCGTTGTAATTTCTTAAAAACCCGTAATTAAATGCAGGGAGTGGCACCCCTGCGGGAAGCACAGCTAATTGAAGATTAAGTTGTCCATTGGAAGGTTGTGGAGTTGGAAGTCCTTGCAACGCAATAGGAGCAAACTCTTGAATGTCTGTTAAAAATTCAATATGACCACCGTTTTTTACATTAAGGTCAATAACATAAGAATTTAGAAGACTAGATAAATTTACGATTTGACTATAAGGAATACCAGGTGGTAAACTTGGAGTTGCATAATTATAAGGACAACTAATTAAAGTTGGACTTAAAATTGTAGCAACTATATAATTGCCATTAACAGCAGGAATACTATTGCCAGTAACTGAAATAGTATCAAATTGTTGAAATTGTGAAGAATCAGCTACTGTAAACTGAATCATACTTCCAGGAGCAAATGAATAATTTGTGGAAAGTTGAAAAAGTCCAGTATCTGATCCTAGTCCAGAATAATCAAGAACTAACGAAGGAATAAAATCTGATTGAGAGTCATATTGATACTTAATTTTTTGTCTTACAGTAAAAAAGTTAGTATATTGACTTGGTTGTGCAGGAAAAGAAGTATCGCGTGCTCCAAAAAACTGAAGAGAATCTCCAATAGAAAATCCATCTGTTGATTCAGGAGCTATAATAAGATTAAATGTAACAGAACCAGATAAACCGATAGATGCTTGAATAATTTTAGACGCTACAGATGGAACAACCACAGGTGTCAAACATGTTCTGCGAATCGGTGGTAAAGGGTTAGGCGGAATTGAAATAGTACCTGTCCATATCTGAAATAACGTATTTAAGGTAATATCCGTAGCTGCAATTGGAGCAAAATAAAAAGTGTAAACCTGGTTAAATGCATCAATAATATTTAAATAACCCGAGTTATTTGTAAATGTTGATTCAGCCCAATACACACCTTCCATGTTAGGATAAACTGTAACTGTTCCACCAGGATAAGGAATTATATTATTTTTACCAACCTGATACAATGAATCTAGAAGAACACCATCTGGAGGAGTTTGTAGCATGCTGTTTTTCCATGTAGCCGATAGACCTACTTCATAGATTAAACGGTTAATGTCAGATGTAGCAAGATCTGATTTTATTAACACTTGAGGTTGAAAAATTGGTAAAGATTTTGTTTGAATATCAACAGTTTTTAAAGCAATTTCAGCCTTTGAAGTTTTACCAATAATAGGGAGAACTCGCGTTTGATTAAACTGTGTTACTATACCATGATCAGAAGAATGATCTTCGCGTTGAATGTTTACCATGTTGGTGTTCATGTAGACCATATCCTTTGTAGCCATTTGTCCTGTAGACATCTGTCCATCATTTGATGTGTTATCATACATGCGTTTCATTTGTGAAGAATTTTATAAGTCAAAAGTGTGACAAACTCGTCAGGTTTAATCCCACTTCGTTCAATTAATGCGATATAGTCTTGAATTGATAAATGGTCATGCAATATTCTACTTGCTATATGACGACCACAAGTATTTCTAGAATCTTCTTGCAACTTAACATTATTATACACCAACTCACCAGGAAAGCCTTTTACTAAATTATGAACATTAGGTAACGTTTGATCAAGAGCTTCTTTTTGATCTTGATTTAACCATGCCCTGTTACCATCAACCTTTATTCCAAACGAGTCAAACACCTCAAGCTGCTTACCCCCTTTACGACTTAACAGACATTGCCAATGACCCGTTGTATCATCCTCTGTTAAAAAAAGAATAACAACATACGGTTCTTTAGAAAACAGCGATTGAAGTGTCTGATTTTCTAAGTCAGGATACTTTACAATTTTAACAGGACCAACAATTTTACGAATGTCTTCATCAGAAAGCGCATACATTTCAAGCTTTTTAAGAAAGGCAGACGACATTGCAACTCAAGACTATATCACTTTATATCACGTTAAATTGCGTTACTTGGAATTTTCTGACTTGTTACAAACAATTGACTAGGATTTAAAAATAAATACTCATCTTCACCACTTGTACCAAGTTGTAGTTTCCATCCATTCATTTTGTGTTCATCCTGATACTTTACTAAACCATCCACTAATTCAAAGTCAACTTTACCCACAGATGCATAAATAGGATCATCCCCCACCAAAAACTCATCTAGATTCTTTATTTTCTCATCAAAAAGCGTTAATAGTTTATCCTCTGGTAAAGACATCAACATTTTTCTAAATTCCATAGCACCTTCATAAGTCTTTAAATTAAAAACTTTAAGTGGTTTAGTAGCTTGTAAATAATAAGACGTTTTATTATGTTCCTTTGCGGAGTCATACTTATACGTAAAGATTGATTTACCTTCTACAAACTTTTTTATAAACGCATCATACCCAACTTTTGAACTATGCTTAAACGTAGACTTTGTAGGCAGTTCAATAATAGGAGGTTCCCTTTCCTCAAATCTTCGTTTTCCACTTCCATATAAGTAAGGAAACACTTCAGAAGTTGATTCTGCAGTTAAACCACCAACATCGGATCTTAGTTTTTCTAACGCTTTTCTTAAATACCAACCAGTTATTTCATTTAAAGGTAAAGGAGCCATAACCTTTTGCATTCGACCGTCTTTATACCAAAAATGCTCAATGGGTACCTTTGTTACATAGTAAAGCATATTTAAAGACCACGAAACACATAAAGGATCTTCATCTTGTAAAAAGCCATTAATTTGTTCAACTTTTATAGGTTCAACATTTTCTGGAGGCCATGCTTCTAAATATCTTTGTATCGCATCAATCTTATCTTTCTCTATTTCATAAGATGTTAAAATGTAAAACATAGCTGGTTGATCGCTATAGGCAGGATTATTCTTTATAGGCGGTCTAAATACAAATGCTATCATATGACTTTCTGGGTCATCAACACCTTCATCAATAACAATTGTCCCAACAACTGCTTTTTTTTCTTTAAAAACTATCTTAAAAAGTTCATTTTCTTTTACACTATCATGAAAAGCAGATCCATATGAAAATGCAGGCTCATCCGCATTATAGTCTTCAGAAGATGGATCATTTTTTATTTTCACTACCCAAAGGTCAGCATAAGGAATTGATTCAGGTGTATCATCACGTGGTACTAGACTATATGTAGGTCCATTACCTACCTTTGATTGCAACCAAACTCTTGGTATAAAACTCTTATAGAGTGAAGGATTAGTACGATCAGAGACTTTACATTTTCTGGGCTGCGTGTAACGTAACGTAAAATCATCCAACTCTTTATGTTTCTTTGCAAATTGTTGTATATGCGATTGAATACTCATTTTTTAATTACTTTTTAAATTTTAAGAAAAGAAAAAAAATCGAAGTGAAGTCGATCTCAAAAAATCGAAGTGTGTTATAAGAAGGATTAATCCTTGAATAGAAGACATCGATTTTCAACGGATATATATTCGTTTATACATTTTTATAATTGTTTCTATCTATAACACACTTCGATTTTTTGAGGTGGACTTCACTTCGATTTTTTTTACAACTTCGATTTTCAAGCTATAAGTTTCAATATGTGTATATAATAAGAAGTCCAATCATGATCAAAAAACAAAATTCGTTCCCAAATTGCTGTTCCTTCTACTACTGTACGTGGAAAAAATGGCATTGTAAATTGATGTTCCTTTAATCTCTTATCATCATGTAGGATGTCTTCCTTTAAAGCCTCTACAGCCAACTCAAGGGTGCTATAGAGACCATGGTGCCTTAAAAAAGAAGACCTTTCTGACCAGTCAGTCTTATCGTAGATAAAGAGCTTAAAAAAATACGTCATTTTACTGTGTGTACACACTACAATTTATTATCAAAATACTGTCAGCACACAATGGAAAATAAGTCTACTGTCAGTCTACCTCGATCAGAAAAAGAGTGGTTAGATGCAATTGAATTTAAGCAACCACAAGAACACGATACTGTCGGTTTAGTTAATATGAAATTAGGATACGGATCCTCGTTTCAGTTAATTGGAGATGGAGATGATCCAGTTATGGCCAGACCTATCCTCACCCCTTTTGAGTGCCTTACTGTGGAAGACTTTATGTCTAACAAAGGCCGTGGACAACTCTCTCTCCCAGTAGAGCTTAATGAAAAGCTTTGGGAAAGTTTGAGTGCCTTGGACAGGGTGTTTGACAACTTTATGCTTACTCATTCTAAAAAGCTTTTCTCAAAGCAAGATGCAGAGTTTTTGAAGAAGGATCCCTCAAGCATTTTGTTGAAGCATCCTAAGCCTCTCGCTCGCTTTACTGCTGACAACTCTCCTGACTTCAACAGCATTGTCCGTTTCAGAATCACTGGCCGGGCAAGTGAGGTCAAGGCGATCCAGTGCTCGAATGGACGCCCTGATAAGGTTGTGTATGGTGAAATGACTACCGCCTTACCACAGAACGCTACACGCTTTGCTATGCTCAATGGTAAGACCTTGAATGGACGCCAATGCATCTCAACAACTATTCGCAGAGATAAGGATTATGGCAAGGGTCAACCAAAGACACGCATCATTGGCCCTGGTGACTTCAAGGGTGGAATGATTCATTCAGCGCGATTCAACATCTCCCACTGGTCTCTCGTGAATGGCAGCGCTTCAATTATCCTACGAATGACAGATGTTGTATTTGAGAATATTGCAAAGGCAGTAGAAGTTCCTAAAGGCTTTATTATTCAAAATGAAGAAGAACTAGAGGAGGAAGACGAAAGTGTTGAGCCTGATGAAAAGAAGCTTCCAAAGCGTTCTTTAGAAGACGCATTTAGTCCTGAGTCTAAAAGACTTCTATCCGAAGATGTTTAATCTTCTGTATCTGTAGTTAATAAAACTGTTGAACGATCGTCTTCCATTCCAATGTGTTCAGTTTGATGATCGTGTTCAACGTTTTCTTGATCTTCGGCGTCTTGAGTGTTAAAGTGACAACCTTTACTGTAGGTGTGGCCGTGTGTCTTTTTAGTAAGACAAGAAGAGCAGGTCAATGTCAATTGTGCTTGAGCTTGTAGGTCTTTCATTCTTTGGGTCATCAGTTCTGCAGGTGAAGGGACATAGACTTGTGGAGCCACATTTCCTAAAGGCATTGTAAAGGGGTAGAATGTTGGTGGAGGTGGTGCTTCGACTGTGATAAGTTGAAGACGATCTTCTGTCCAAGTGCCAGGGATGGGTGCTTCATTGCTAAAAAAAACAATGTGAGGTGTGTGGAAACGCTTAAACTTGCTTGCAAATTTAGGTGAAAAAAGTCCTCCGTTCTTCATTCGTTCAGCGCATGTAAAGGCTTCCGTGTAGTGAGTTAAAGGTGTTGCTCTAGGAATATCAAAGATGACTATGCGCTGTCCATTGTAGCCGTAGGCAATATCGAGCTCTCTACCTTGTAGTTCAACAGCTCCCATTTCGCATTGTAGGAATTTAGCTAGACGTGACTTACCTGAATGACCTGCCTTATCATAGACCCAATAAATATGTCTTGGATGTGGTTCTTTCTTCAAAGCTTCGATCATCACTTGTTGAAAGGGGTTAGGTTTAAAGCGTTGATCTTTAGGAAGTTCTTCAACGATGTCTGCTAGACGTTGAATTCCGGCGTGGTATCGAACAAACTGAGCTGAGTATTCCTCAGCAACTCGCTTAACACCTGCTACGGGTCCTTCTTTCTTAAGGATGTCTCGAATTTCATCAAAGTCTGTCCTTTGACCTTGGCCACGAACACTGATTTCGCCCTTATGCCATAAAAGACCGCATGTATTAGCCCCTTTAACTAGTTTGAACGCATCTGTAACGTCTTGGATGTGTTCATCTCTGTCCTTGATCTCGACTGCGGTATAGGTAGCTGCAGGTAACCATCTTTCAAGCTGAGAGAGTCTAATCTGACCCTTTCCTTCAATGTAGCCTTGAAATTCAACAAATCGAGGTAGATTATCGTCTGCTGGTTGTACTGCTGAGAATTGGGCCTGTCCTCTAGCAAAGGTGACTCCTAGCTTCTCGGTAAAGTCAGGGGGGCGATAGTCTCCATAGTCTACCATGTCGTCAAAGTCATTGGGATTAAGTGGGATGACGAACCGCCAACCGCGAGAAGCTTTCGAGTTTTTAGTCATACCATAAATTGTTTCCAACTATTTTAAATTACACACGATTATTATGGCACAACAAGGTCGTGGTACGTTACTTCAAATGGCTCGAATGGTTCAAGTACGAGAACCTCCGTCTTTTAAATCACACCATAAAAGTTGTTGGGATAGTCCACCGACGTCAGATGACGAAAGTGTAAAGGCTTCTACTTCGGTCTCTAGTCCTTCCCCTGTGAACCTACACACTTTAACTAGTGCTGTCTCTGTGTTAACACAATCTCTTAAGGATAATGCTAAGAGCGCGACAACACTTGCGGATGAAAGACATGAGCGTAGGCGTTACGATTTAGAGCGTATTGTGCCTTTGGCCCCGGCTGGAATAGATTCAAACCTTTTCCGTACCGTCTATGAATTAGGGTATGATGCTGGACTTGCACGGAGAGAGCCCGAGCCACCCTGTCCTGTGTGCAAGCTGCGTCGAGAGAAGAATCGCATTGCTGCAGCAGAGCAGCGAAAACGTCAACGCCAACAAAGCGAAGAAGATTAATTTTAGTTTTAAAAAAAATGTCTGACATCGATATTGAAGAAAATACATTAAACGAGTCAATAGAAACAGGAACACCATCAGATGATAATTTGCAGCGTTCTGTTGATGGTTTGCAAAAATGGGTTTCGGCGGTTGAGGACAAAGTTATAGATTGTTCTACTGAGCTTGAAAAACTAAACGAACTTGTAACTCAAAATGAAGCTACCTTGAAAGCTATTGTAGACAGTCTAAAGGAGCTTACTCAATGTGTCCAAACGAAGAATCGTATAAAAAGAATGACGGAATGTAATCGAGAGCTTGGATTAGCTCTTTCAGCAAAGATTTATCGCTCAGAAGCAAAAAGAGCAAAGACAGAAACGTTTACTCCTATTACTACCTTTCATCCAAGTGTATTACCTTTTATATTTTCAGATACAGAGGAAGATTCGGACGTGCAATCAAAAGAAAACGAGAAACCTTAATGCGTAACTTCTTGACAGTTTGGCAGTTAAAGTGACGGTTGAACCTTTTCTGATAGTTGTTAAAATTGTTGAAGTTGCATAAAAGTCTTTATAGTTTTATAATAAAATGAGTAGAACAAAAACAGTAATACGTAGACAGACGGTAAAAGATTTACCTATGCCAAAAGCAATGACAGGATTAAGACGTGGAAAATTTCGTAAAGGTTCTAAAGAAGCAAAAAACTTTATGGCAAAAATTCGAGCTATGAAAAGAAAGTAAGAGAAAGTAAAATGAAACAAGTAAAGAATAGAAAGAAGTTTACACTTTCTTCTAAAAAGCCTAGGAAGTTCAACTTTACATTAAAAAAACCAAAGCAGTACAAACTTTGTGAAATAAAGCCAAAAAAGTTTAAATTTAAAACAGGGCGTAAACAGAAATTCAAATTTTCTGGATTAAATAAAGAGAAAAAGAAAAAGATACGAGAGAAGTTTGATTAATGTTTTAAGTTGAAGTTGACGTTGACAGTTAAGTTGTTGACAGTTGGGTTGTTGACAGTTGAGTTGTTGACAGTTGGGTTGTTGACAGTTAATTAGCGTGTAAAATTATAATTTAAAGAATACTTGTACAACTTAATCTAAAGGTGACTTATATCCACACATATGCGGTAGAACAGTGTCTGACGAAGAGAATGCTATAATACATGGCTTTCGACCACATTCTTCACAAACTAAAGCACACATAGTACGTTTGCGAATATTTTTCTCATCGCCTGTTAGCTTTGCTTTCTTAGGTGCTCCTGGTGCAACAGGATCATTTAAAGCACGCTTTGGAGGTGGGCTTGTAAGTGATTGTGCCTGAGTGAGACTAGGAATGATGGTTTCATCTTCAGTATCGTCATCCACCCATGTAATCTTCTTGGATACAGGTGACTTTGGTACAGCTGGTACGATAGTTGGTACTGCAGGAGGTGGAACAGGAAAAGACTCAACCTTTAGAGGGTTTTCGTCTTCAAAGTCCTCAATGTCGTCCTTTTCAACGGATGTTCCTGGAGACCATTGATGATACTTGCGCATAAACTCACGGTAGGTCATCACCTCTCTCTTGATGCGTGGTGGTGACATGAATAGAGGTAGAGAGAGTAGAGGAGCGTCTCCAACTTCCGTGTGTTCCGAAGTGTAGCGAGAAGAAGAACTTTGACCGTTTGTCGTTGGTCCACTTATAAGCTTCAAGACAGGCCACGGCTTGGGTGAATGTTCTACCTTTATAGTGTCCTTGGGTGTGTAGAGCTCTATGTTGCGCTTAACCTCATCGAGACGCTTCTGGTAGCTGTCAATCTCCATCTTTGCGTTTGTTGCTTGTGTCAGAAGATGCGATCGTTTGAACGATAACTCTTTTAAAATGCTGTCAATCGATTTTTTTTCAGCGACAGCTTTACTATATTGCATAGACATTGTCAGGGTTTTAGTTATGTAAGTTTTAAAAAAAGTTTTGAAAATTTTTAATTTTGTCCAAAAAGTTCCGTTGGAGTTTTGGTTTCGGATTCCTAAAAAAATCAAAAATCACCAACTGATTTTTCCCGAAGCTAAAACTTTCCCAGACGATAAATTTTAATTAATTACACACTCCTGAGTTTTTTGGATTGATTTTATTGAGTAAAAGATGTACAGTATTTTTTTAAAGATTGGAGAACATAAAGAAGACATGAAGAGGCAGCTTACGAACATTCAGACTGGTCGCTCGAAGGCCTTTGCCGATCAGAAAACCATGGAGTATTATTTTAAGCTTAGTTCAATGGTGACTGCTGTGGGTGAGGATCTTGAAGAGTTCCAGAAGACAGACAAGCATATGCTTTTGGGAGGGGAGTTTCGAAAGCATGTTTGTGAACTCGAGCATCTTTACCATCGCTACAAAGACATTCCATACACATTGGATTTGATGAAGCGGGTCTGGGTAGAGTGTGAAGAGTTTAAAAAGGACTTGAACATTTTACGCAAGCGTATTTCTGTCTTTTCCTATTGCAGCATCTGTTATGAGCCTTACAACATTTGCAGAGAGAAGGATAAAGACAAATGTCAGTTTCTTGAGTCCAACGAACGCTACAAGCTACATGAACCAAAGTTTACTGACACTTGTAGTGGTTGTGAGTACGTAAGTGTGGATGTAAAGCACCACATCAACACTGGTGGATGTTTAAAGGACAAAATCAAGCCTGAGGACATTGAGATTAAGGATGTTCAGCTTAGAGCTCCACAAAACCCAGAAGGTTATACATGGAAGTTTAGAAATGTCAAGACTGATGCTGAGATCGAAGCAGAGAGCATTGCCATCGAAAAGCGCGAGAAAGAGTCTAAGAAAAAAGAAGAAGACGAGAACAATGCTTTATCTTCTGTATCATCTGAGGTTCCTAAACCAGTTGGTGGCCTTAAAGGCTTTGACGTCAGACCAGTTGTGACTCTACGCAAAAAGTGGATTTGTGGCTACTGTAAAAAGGGTCCAGGAAGTAACGACTGGGGTGCTGATCATCGTACTTGTGTCTTTGAAGGCTTTGATTGTGATGCGCGTGCCTGGGAGAACGCTAGATTTATTAAATAATTGCAATCATCATATCCACGCTGTATATATTTTTACCATCGTGGTATGTTTTTAAATGTATACTCATAGCAAATAATTATGGAATCAGCTAAAAACGTAAGAAATCAGATTATTTAACTCAAAGCTAAAGTTTTAAACAAATTTTACATTCCAACTGTCAACGTTTTAACTACTACCTGTCAACTGTCAACGTTTTAACTACTACCTGTCAACTGTCAACGTTTTAACTACTACCTGTCAACTGTCAACGTTTTAACTATTAACTGTCAACTGTCAACGTTTTAACTATTAACTGTCAACTGTCAACGTATAACTACATTTACTTATCAAGAATAGTGGCTGGATCTACTGCACCGCTACCATCCATTTTAGATGTTGTGAACTTATCTGGCATTTCCGCCTGAAGGACGCTGCATCCACCAGTTAACGTTTTCTTTGCTCGTTTGCTTGGTAGAATTCCCTTATAGCCTCCCTTTTCCAAATACTTAATTGCAGTCTTTCCCTGTTCATGACGCTTTTTGCTTACAATTCGCCCGTGCTGATTACGAATAAGGTCATTTTTAGTTAAACGTCCTGAAGTATGAGTTGCATTGCCACGATAGACTTGAATTCTAGAACCAATGATCTTTCCAGATCGAGTTGGCTTCTTTGAGCGTTTGGCTCTAATTGCTTTTAGAGTAGAGCTGATAGTACCACCTGTGTCCATTGTAAATTACTTAAAAGCACACGAAATTACCGTAGACTGATTTTTAAAAATGATAACGACGCGTGACCGTCCGGTGGAACAGGTTCAAAATGCTTTAGCTGCTCTAGAGGAAATTGTTGTTCCAGAAGCAACAGTTCCAGAAGCAACAGTGTTAGGTCCAAGGAGAGGTACGAAACGCGATGGAGTTATGCCTATCCCTCAGGATAAGATAGGAGATATTATAAGAGGTGATTATGGAAGTCAGCGAAAAAAGCGTTTGATACAGACATTGGATGGAAGTCCTAATAAAGGTACTGTTGTAGTGGCTGTTCGTGGTACAGAAGATTTAACTGATGCTCTCTTAGACTTTAAGGTCTTTACAGATTCAAAAAAAAATCAACTTCGTACATCAGATGAATACATAGAAATTAAGACTTATATTGAAACAACATTAAACACATACTTTACTACTAAAGCTTCAATTCGAAGAAATTATTTTTGGAATTGGGATGTTTTCGCAACAGGACATTCACTTGGTGGTGCAATTACAGATCAGTTAATTTTAGATGGAGTTGTAAAGGGTGGTGTAACATTTTCAGCCCCTCGCACTGTTACTTCTAAGTTATCACAACCTTCTTATGGAATTATTAACGCTCAAGATGGAGTTATTGGCACAGCCTTTGGGCAAAGAGATTCACCCTACGATTTAATTGTCCCCGGTGTTCCATTAAGAAAAGCAACGTATATTAATCAACATAATATGAAACCTTATTTAGAGCCATCAAAAACTGCTTCAAAGGTAGATAAATACCCTAGATATAATGGTAAGCTTTTTAAGCCAAGTAAAAAGGGAGTTCTATATAACAAAATGATGGATACAAACGAAATAACTTTTGTTCCAAATGAGGGTGAAGTTCGTGTGGATATGACAGTCGTTCCTCCAAACGATTTAGAAGGGTCTGGTAGAGCTCCGGAGTTAAAGACTATGTATGAAGCAGCAAAGAATGCATATGACAATGGTGCTGCAGACTATAGACAATCTTTAAGTGATTTTGTTGATCAAGGTTTGCTACTTCGTGAATTGACACTTAGACGATTTGGTAAGGCTATTGTAATGTTTTATGTTTTTTCTACACCACCTACTGGATACTTAGAAATGCCTGTGAGAATTATTATTGAAAACGCAATACGTGAAGTCACCCGTGATTCAAGTATAGAAGACGCTAAGGTAGCCATGCTTTTAAACAACTTTTAAGCGGTTTTTAGTTTGTCAGCAATAAACGCTTTTATTAGAGGAAGTGCATACTTAATGACATCTCGAAAACATAAATATACTAGCACTACTAAAGAGTATTTTATAGTCTGAACAGTACTTGTGAGGTCACTATCACGTAGTGTTTGGGTCATATTAGGTAGATCTAAGTAAGCTTCGTCCATGATGACTGAAATTGCGTTTAAACTTGATAGGTTTTTTGACAATATAGTATTAAATTTTGATTACAACGAAATGGATTACTTAAACCCTATACAAGAAATTAATGAAGACGTTGAAATTTTTATTGATTTAAGAGAAGAAAACGAAATTGAACTAAATGAAATGATTGACACTTTACTAACCCCTAGGCTTTCATCTACTGATTTATTGGACTTGTCATTTGAAGATGATCGTTTACCTATCTTTACTGACATTTGTAGTGACAACATATTTAGACCTGTTCCTATTTATATGCTTGAAATGCAGACGAGCGTTCGTTAATAGAAGTTGAAAATCGCTTTGATTTTGGGTATAAAGATGTTAAGGCGTTAGGTCCAAATAAAAGTCTATCATACCCAGCTTGTCTATTTTTATCTAGTTTTAATGAGTAATCACGTTGATTGTCCAATAACTCTTTTTGTCGTAATGCTTCTGTAACTCGTCTTTCAGAAAGTGAATTACTACCACTTCCAATTCCATGTTCTTTTAAAGTTACTTGTCCTGGAATCAATGAATATGGGTAACTCATTTTGTAAAAATTGATGACTACTTGCTGAAATGGACTCAAATCAATATATCAGTGGCGGAATTGGAGCTTCAATAGTAGTTGCGTTAATTATTGCTAAACAAGTGTACAACACAATCAATCATAAACGAATTCGATCTAAATGCTGCGGACAAAATTTAGAAGCTTCAGTAGATATAGATGAAACTACACCTAAAGACACTGTTAAAGTTGAACACGTATCTCAATTAATAGGCATTGACCAATCAATTAAAAGTGGTGAACGGTGAACTGGTTCAGTTCGTTTAATTTCTTGTGGGTAAAGACTTGCAAGTAGAATAGACTCTTCAATGAGTTTAGCATCCATTGCTGGCTGAAAGTAAAACTTACCATTAGCCCACCAACACTTCCACCCTTTTGTGCTTAAACTAAAGCGAACAGAATTTTGAACATAAGGCGAAAGATTGAGAGTTAAAGTTTCAGAAAAATACTGGTCCCATGAAGAGGACACATTTGCAAGACCTGAAGATGTAAAGGTGATTTCAAAGTGTCCTGGACTGTCAAGGTATTCAGCAGAGCCACATGTTTGATATGTTGCATGAACTGCAATACGAGAATGTATACAGAAACGTCCTACAAGTTCTTTGGATTTAGATTGCAAAAGAGGTATAAAAAAATTTTCATTTGTACATAAATCTAAAAAATCGTTATACACTGTTTGTTGAAGTTGTTCTGTAGAGCGAATCTCTTTTAGTATGTCTTCGTTGGCACAGCTAATTAACTGTCGTACTGCGTCAGCTGATTCCATTCTTTTAAAGAATTAAATCAACCTGTGTGTGTACTATTTATTTTTTCCACACAAGCGGGTACGAAATCATCTTTGTAAAAGGAATGTACATTTTCCATAAGACGATTAGCGTAGTCTTCAACATATGGAACATAAGTCACATACAGTGCATGGGGTTGCCAAACAACAAACCATCCACCCTTCATTGTAGACCCTCCTCGAATGACTTCATGGTTGCAAATAAGCCACATAGAACCTTGCATCTGATCTAAATACATTGAAGGTATGTTGTAAACGTCTTTTGAGTATGGATGACCTATCTTTTCTCTGTGATACGCTGGAGCTTTGTATTCAATAAGTTCAACAACTTCAACTCCATTTTCCCATCGCCTTAAAATACCATCAGGAGAACAAGCCGTCCACGGTCTAGATGGATGTTTTAAAAGACCTGGATGATCAATAACATAAATACTATCACTACAACGTTTATCTAAAAAATTACGAAAAGCTTGCTCAGCATGTTCCTCATGTTCTATACCCCACTTTATATATTGTTGAGGATATTTAGTAGAATGTGGGCTTAATTTATGCCTTAACAAAGCAGGTCTAGACATATATCGATTATGACCTACTGAAGCACCATATTGACTAGCTGTAACGCTAAATGCTCTTGCTTTATGCCATTCATCTGTTCGCTGTGCACATTGTTGTTCTCGTTCACAATCTTCAGCTGTGCGATTGACAAAAACTTTTTCAAACGATTCTTGTGTAACTGGTTGTATAGACTTTAAAAATTTTAATTGGGATGGATCGTCCCACGGCATCTTAAAATTAACAGCCTCTGAACTATCAACTGTATCGTCATAACAGAGGTCATTATGTTCAAAACAACTATGGCTTTCAGGTGTTGCTACTAGTTCAGTTCTAAAAGGTTCAATTGATAAAGCAGGCTCTACAGTTTCACATAGTGTACCTAGATCAGCCAATTTTAATATACGTCTGCATTTTGTTGGCTTGACTCGAGGCATGTTTGCTATTTTTGTGTGTATTGTAGCACTAATAGCAAAAGTTACAGTTTTATTAATAGCCTGGTCAGTTTCCCATACTTTATTGCTTGTTAAAGAAAATTATAAGCTTGATTTTGAAAATGCCGAGTTCGATGGATACGAAACGATTCAATGCACTGGCAGAGATTGCCCAATGTGTAGGGGATGATCTTGAAAAGGTTCCAATGCAGTGTCAAGACTCAAACTCCTACCGACAACAACGTAGATTTTCATTATGGCTTGATTTTATAGTAGCGTTATGCGACGATAAGAACATTACAAATTATCCATTAGTGTATAAAGGTAATATAACATTATGTCCTTTTTTAGTAGAGAATTCAAAACATTGGAAATACTTAATTGAGTTTAACGACGATTAACTTGTTTTTTCATTCCTTTACCTCGAGGAAATACCTTTTCCCATGCTCTCATAACACCATCAATTATTTTTAAAAATGTGTTACTTTCTAATTTTTTGACAGTGTTTCTGTAGTCTTTCTTGTAAGAATCACGAAGAGACGCTCCTCCTGTTCGTCTTACTAAGCTTTTCTTTTTTGTAGATTGATTTTTAGACATTTCTTATTATAATAATGTGTAATAGTTTAAATGTGTTCAACTACGAAATGTAAATTGTCTACGCTCTAAAAGCTCATTAAACGATTTCTCAATAAGATCTTCTAGATCTTCCTTTTCTTTTGTTACTTCACTAATTCTACGGTGTAGATCTTTCAAAATTAACATGTAAGCTTCTTTTTCATCATTTTCAAGTAAAGAGGAGCTTACTTTGTGGCCTATGTATAATAGTTTTTTAATCATCACACGCTCATCATACCGTAATTCTGCCCAATATAAATTTAACTCGTGTATTGGTTCCCAATCAATTCCAAACTTTTTAAAACCCGGTGTTTTTTTATAAGAAGTAAATACAGACGTCATTTACTTTTTTGATTTTCGTTTTCCGTGTGACTTTGATTTTACATATTTAACATATTTTCGTTTACGACCATACCCTAACATATTCGCATAATCGCTTGCTTTAGCTGCTAATGAAGCAGCTTGACCAAGATAAGGTACAGAGCCAACTGCGCTTGCTATTCCTGGAAGTGCTTTTCTTAGTGCTCCATCTCGATAAAATTGTTGTCTCATAAGAGATTTTGGGTTTGTAAATTCATTGGATAGTTTTGAACCTAAATCTTTAAACCAATTACCACCTCTCTTTCTACCTGTTGATGTACGTCTTTTTGCCATTTTGAACCTTTTGTGTGAACAAATAATACAATATATGCTAATTACTTCAATTAGTGTAAGTCTGTTTATATTTTCTACAAATTGTGTATATATCTTAATCTAGATGGATTTAGATCAATTTCGTAAGATTTACTCAGATTTTCGGTTAGCTGAAAGTAGAGCAAAAGCGGACCAATACAAAACATGGGATTACTCATCCCAAAACATGAATCTTCGTCCTGCGTTGGATAAAAGACAATATGACCCACGCTTAGACGAAGCTGAAGAACTGTATTCAAAAAACAGTCATTTTTATAAACAAGAAACACCAAAAATTCTTTATCCAAAGCTAGTAAACCCAACAATGCCTGGAGGTATCAATTCTAAATTAGCTGGAAAAGATTTTAGAGACACATCTGTAAAGTTTGCAACATATGGAGAGTTGTTTAACCACATACCAACAATTCCTGAGGTAAGTGACATTGTTAAGCAAATGCTAACACCTATTCAAATAAAATTGTTTCTAGAGAATAACACATCTATAGACAATAATGAGTCTAGTCCCGGTTTAATACTTTCAACAATGATAATTGATTTTATAAAGAAAATGACATCGAGTTTATTAGCAACTAGGGATGCATTACAAAACAATGACAGACGCTTTTATAAAAATAGTCTTAACATGTTAAATTTATTAACAAGGGATGAAGTATACAACACTTTACCTTCAAAAGCTGCAGAACTTTTAGCACGTTTAGTTAATGAAGTTTTAAAATTAAACGATGTAAAACAAAACATATTTGAATCTGCTAAAACTAGCAGTATTGGTGGCAATTTACGTGCTAATAATACAAACACTGCTATGGATATTCAGTCACAAAACGACATGAACGTTGTAAATAGCGTTCGACCTCAAACTCAGTTCGATGTTAGACCTCTACGAGAAATTCAACCACACCTTGAAAGTATTAATCAACAAGATTACGAAGAAGGTGGTGTTATTTTAGAAGCTTTGTTTGTAAATTTGTCTGGTCAAATAAGAGGTACGGAAACACCAATGCCTATTTTAAAATCAGAAGCTTCTTCTTCTACAAAATACTCACGTGTCAAAACTATTAACTCAGATCTGAAGTCTGAAGTAAAGAAAAAACCCGAAAGTTTAAAAGATTTATTAAGAAAATTATTAAGTAGAGACAAACAAGGCGGTGATGGTGGTGATGACGACCGAGGTGATGGCGACGAAATAACTCAAACTACACAGACTACAGATGCTAATGTTGGCACAGATGCACCTTTTGACGGTGATGGAAATGTACCACCACCTCCTGCACCTCCAGGCGGTGATGATGATGAAGATGTACCACCACCTCCACCACCAACTGAACAAACAAGACCTAGAACAACACCACAAGGTCCAACTTTAATTGTACCTAACAACGCAACTATGGTACCAGAACAACAACCTCAAAACAATGCATATGATTTTTCGTCATCTGCAGCTCTTGCAGCAGCTTTTGCAGCAGGTCTTGCAGCTGCTGGTTTAACGGCTGCAAGTTTTGCTCAACAACAACAACTTCAAAATCAAGCTGTAGCTCAAGAAGAAGTACAACCAGTTAATGTAGTCGAACCTCCTGTTATTGCTCCACAAATACCAACAGTTCAACCAGAGTCACCTTTACCTTCTCCTCCTATATCACCACAAGCACCACCAACTCCACCAACATCACCTATTAGTCCTTTAATTCCAGCACAAAATATAGCACAACAGCAAATTGCACCAGTACCTGTAAATGATGCACTTTCTGAAGATTTCATTTTTAAACCATGGACTGAGCAAGCTCCAATTTTATTAGCTTTACCAGATTCTGCAATTGATGAAATGTTTATTTTGAAAAAATCATATCCTGCTACAACAGTTAAAAATCCTGATCATAAAAGTTCTATTTTCTATGTTAATCCACCTTCACGATTACGATTACTTAAAATATTAAGACAACAAAAACAAAAGTATCCCGAGGTAAGTGCACCAATGATTTTTATTAGAAGTGGTGTTGGATTAGAACTTGATTCACCAAATGTTGGTCTTTACAATAAAGTTGCTAAAATTGTAAAAGACTCTACACAAGCAGTTGCACCTGCAATTGAAGATGTACCAACTGATATTGATCTTTCCCCTGCTGGCGCACCGGCTCCGTCGTCTGCAACAGAAGAAGCAACAGAAGATGAAAGACCAAAACGTGAAAGAAAAAAACCTAAAAGACTTATTGATGGTAAAGGAAAAAAGGGTAGAGGAAGACCAAAGCGAGAGAGGGAAGGTGATGTAGATAATATTGATACAAAAAAATCTAGGGTGCAAGGACCATCTTCTTTGTCGTCTATTTCCCTCCCTGTGCAGATATCAGACTCTCCTAGTATTTTAAATTCACATAAAAATGACATCGTGAAGTCTATAACTGTGAAAAGGTCACCTATACCTCAATTTATGGATGATTTGTTTGAAAGTTTATCAAATGGTACATGGTCACAGTTAAAGAAAAAACATGGGTTTGATTCCTTTTTTCATTTAGCAGCTGTGATTAACGATACAATTTTAATTGAAAAGAATTCAAATGGTATGAATGTTGCAGAATATAAACCATACGAATCTGAGGAAATGAAAATACCTTCTCAACTACTTGGAAAATTTACGTTACAACAAATGATAGAAAATGTAAAAAACGAAATGGGTGATGATTTTTACACGTATCATCCATTTGAAAATAACTGTCAAAATTTTATGTTTAGGTTTTTGAAAGATTCAAAAGCTTTGACACCTAAAATTGCAGAGTTTGTCAGTCAACCAATTGAAAACTTAGTAAAAGATTTACCAGAATACTTTCC